AATAGTCCCCAATTTCATCACCGTTTTTCCAAAACGTAATGCCATGGTCGTAAATACTGCACAGTTTTTTCATATCGTCAGCTGGCACACTGCCTTTTAAACAACAGCCAACTGTTTTAACATAGTTCCAATGAGGTCTGCTACTAAAGTTTGGGTGTTTAACTCTTTTAACAGAGTAGCCATACATGTTAAAATAGTCATCAATTATTTTAGCGTATTCACTTGTGATACTGCATCTACCGCCGTAAAAATTCTTAGTTCCGTTTGCTATTTCTACTGAACCGCTAAAAACATTACCCCTAGTAATATCTGCTTTAATACTAGCCTGATAACCTTGCATCAATAAATTACCAGCATGGTTCATGTTATTTGAAGCTTCTGATAAAGGGATCATACCGCCTAATCCTAACCCTAGACTTAAACCGCCAGTAATTGCTGTTGCTGTTATAGGTAAGCTGTTTTGTGCTAACCACGCTCTAAAAGCGTCCGTACTCCAACTGCATAAAGGGTAATCAGATAAAGTTAACATTTCTGTTGTTAACGGTACATCTTTACAACCCTTATAATACATTGGTTTAATAGCAACTTGTACGGGGTATGAAATAGGTACGTCAATATTAAACTGTGGCAATAAATCGTCAAATAGCTCATACCTATAAATAGCACTTTTATTTCCTGCATTTACGCTATAAAAGTTATACGGATATGTGTACAATTTTTTGCATTTTGGTTTGTAACCGTCTAACGTTAAATTTTCTGTTAATTTTACAGCATTTACAATTGTATTGTAACACGACTGCGATTTAGTAACATTTACGCCCTCACCAGTAGGGATTGCACTGCCAACAGCTATAACGGGACACATATACATTGCAACAACAGCTTCAGGTTTCTGTGCGTACTGATTTAAGAAATTTGTTATAGTTTCTGTGTCGTTTGAATTAAAAGCGTGTAAACTACAACCACCGTAAACACCATCATACAAATTACCGTTTGGGGAACTTGATGTGTCGTTAACCATAATGATAACAGCTAAAGGTTTAATAGTTTGCAGTAATGACCCAAAATCATTGAATACATATTCGCCAGTATCAACGTTTTCAGGCTCGTAGTGTTCGCCTATTTGATCTGACACGGGGTGTTCACGTTCGACAAAACAAGCGTCAACATTATGAACAAAAAACCATGTCTGCATTACATCAATTTCAAAAGTAACGTTTGTACAATTATCATTCACATATTCAATGTTTGTAATAAAAGCGTAAAACCATTTACTACCATATGCTATGTTTCTAAACATCATATAATTACAATTATAAATGTCATCTGCTTTTACATCTAATCTTGCAATACCTTTATTAACCCTCACATAAGTCTGATTACTAAAGGATTTTACTACTAATTTAGAAAAGTAATTATATTGTTCTGTATCTGTATTGAAATATATTGTATGTTCATATGTATTATCAAGTGGTACGTTATGCAATAATTTTATATCGGAATTAGGGTTTATATACATTTTTTCTCCTTTTATAAAAAGGATACTGCTTTAGCAGTACCCCTTTTTTGTGTATTAACCCTGCTTAGTTAATACAATATCTGTGTCAACTGTAGTTGCACCCGTTACTTTTGTCTCAGTTGCCTTGTACTTAACACCATTGATATCTGCTTCAAGTACAATCTTTGTATTAATCTGTGATTTTGGAATCATAAGAACGCCATATTTCTGCATTGCGATACCAACATTTGTCATTGCTTCTGTCTGAATGAAGTTTACATTCTGCGCCTCAAGTCCTGCACTCTCAAATTTTGGTGACAGTGCAAATACTGTTGCATAATCTGCTTCGTCTTTTGTATCAACATGAACTTTAATTGTAGCAGGGGCTTCAATGTCTGCACTACTTGTTACAAAAACAACAGCGTTTGCGAACGGTGAACTGGAAATTGTTTTCCATGTGTGATAGAAGTAATTCCAGTAAAGACCGCTTGCTACATATTTTTCTGTAAACTTGTTGTTGTTGTCATATACTTGAAACCAGTTTTCATCACAGATAACAGCTTTTACATTTGCAAGTAACGAAAGTTCTTCTGCTGTCACTTCTTCAATACCCGTGGAATTAGCTCTAATAACTTCAAATCTGTCATTGTCAAATTCTGTCCAGTTATCAATGATATAAAGTCTACCAATAAAGTCAGCTTTTTCCATGTTAAACGCACTCGCTAATACGTTTACATCAAACTGTGCATTGAAAGTAGCATCCATGAAAATAATCTGTCTCTCTTTTGGTGTGTTTGTTTTAACACCTGCAATGTTATTATCTGCGCTGATAAAAGGTAACAAGTTAGACGTTGCCCTAAACTGTACAGCTCCTTCTTTCAGGTCTGTGCCGTCACCGATAGATTTTGGTTTCATCTGACCGTGTGCGATTGCTTTAATAAGCAGATACTTGAACATTAAGAATTCATCATACTCACTCGCTGTATATACGCTATCTACGATTTTAGCAATTAAAGACTGAACACCATCCATGGAAAGGAATGCTTGTTTCAAATCTTCGTCCTGAATTGTTACTGGATACATTACTCTCCAATTCATTGTATGGAATGCTGAACGGACATCAGGGAATGTTCTTTTAAATTCTCTTGCGCTTGCTTTTTCTGCTGAGAATTCGACAACATTTGCAATAGATACGAAAATATCTTCCACTGTTTCACCGAATTCAAGATACCCCTTTTTAAGTCGTGAATATGGGTTGTTAAATGTTGCACTCTGCATACGCACTGTAGCAATACGATTTACAAGTGCGTTTAAAAACTGGTTAGCAAAAGCAGGTGTACCGTAGATAATCTCACCGACTTTCGGAATATCTTCCGAAGTTGCTACTTCTGGTACGCTCTGCTGATAATCATATGAAGCGTTATTTCTAATTACGTTCATAATATCAATGGTTGACGCATTGAGCGTGCTTGTTGCAATTCTTCTTGCCATAATAAAAATCTCCTTTACTTAAATAAATCTTCAAAAGTTTTTGGTTTCATTTCTTCATCTTTTGGCATTGGGTCTTTTGGTTCTGTTGGCTCACTACTGAAAAATCTTTCTGTATATTTCTTTCGCCATTCAGCATCATTGTCTTTGTAACGCTGTTCCCAGTTCTCACCGTCACCGTTTGATCGTGTTTCAAGATCTGTTAATGTGTCTGTAACGTCTTCCAAAAATGCAATCGTTTCATCATCTGTCTGTTCTCCGACTCTAGTACGGATTGACTCTAAGATTTCTTCTCTTGTTCTTACTGACATACCTTTTTTATCCTTTCTAGTAATACCTTATCATCATCCACAAAGGCATTTTTTTCTTTTTTGTTGATGGAGTACCACCACCCCCGCCACCTGCACTGTAAAAACGATACATTAACACAGCGTTGTTTAGTGCTTGTGATTCTGAAAGGTAATACTTTGGTTCTGTTTCCCATTTTACGATACTTGAATCGTTAGCGTGTTTCTGAATATAATCATACGCTTTGTATGCAAAATCAATTCTTTCTTGCAAGGCTGGTACTCCTGCACGCTCCCAGCATCTTTCAAACGCTTCTGTTAACTGTGGTATATTAGTAAGGCTACTTGTCAAGAATTCTTGTAATGAAGTAATTCCTGCAAATTCTCCTTGCCAGTCATTTTCTACAACCAAGTATTTCATTTGACCAACTGGGTCTGTACGTTCATATCCGTTTGCTTCTAACCACGTATATAACGCTTCACGTCTTGAACCATCCCACTGAAAAATACCGAATGCTGTACCACCTTGTTGTCCTAATGTTGGATTGATGTGTGATTCTCTCCATGCATTTCCTGCTAATGCGGAAACCACATAAATACTTGAACCGTATCCAGTTGCACCACCATCACCATATCGAAACAATCTTGTGAAACTGCGTTGATAGTTGGCATTACCACTTGTATTACCTATACTTACCTGATATTCTAATGGCGCATTGTCTGTGTGTGCACCCATAAAAACACCTTTACCGTTTCCACCTAGGTAACACATTTCTGTGTGTCCGCTTGTCCAACCAATATCACCAGGCTTATATTCTCCATGAGCGTCTACCTCGGTGAACCCTAATTCTAATAAACAGTTAATCATTGAAGCCGTTGTAAAAGCGTTATGATTAGGCGCATAACTAGGTGTTTCAAATCCCCCTGCAACTAAAGCATAATTGATAAATGAAGAGCAATCATAATAAGTAATGCCACCAACTGTCTGTCTATTTCTGTATGTTTGTGAATACCCCACGTTTGGTGCATTACATGTCTGTATTGCCCAAGAATAGGCTGTATCAATACTTGGCATTTTACTTTTCACCTTTCTAAGGTTTCATCAATTTTCCTTTTTTACCCAGTGAAACAAGTTTATCGTTCTGTGGTGCTGTTCCTCTATAGTTAGCTACACCGTTTTTACTTGCAATACGCTGTCGGTATGAGTAACTGGAATCTGCACCGATTGACTTTAAACAATCAACAATAGAACAGCTACTTGATTTAAATGCTGGAAAATATGTGTATGTTTCACGTGAAACATCTGTTGATGTATTCGTTGTAGAAGTCACATTTGTTTTGCATCCTAAAGCTGACGCAATAGCCATTGCACACTTTGTAGAATCCCACCGAATCACATCGTCCCTATCATCTACAAAACAGCACTCAATCAGAATAGCTTTTGCCTTTGTTTTTCTAAGAACATACAAGTCTTTTCTGTATTTTACTGGAGAACCATGAAAACCAATGCCAAGTGCATTTGCAATGTTCTCTGCAATCTTATATGCTACACCATAGATTCTATCGTCATATCCATAGACCTCAACTCCACCGCATTTTCCGTCACCTACTCTGTCGTTTCTTGCACTGTTTAAGTGGATTGAAATATCTAAGTCAACATTGTGTGCATTACACTTTGAAACAATAGCCGATAAGTTTGCTCCTTGTGTTGTGCTATAATCGTCTGTACAATCATATACTGTGTTTCCATCAGCTCTTAGCAATTCGATTAGCTTGTTTTTGACCTTTCTGTCTTCGTCAACTTCATCCAGTAAATCACTAGTACCCCTGCATTTTAAAGAGTGACCACCGTGTACATTATACACCCTCATTTTTTCCACCATCCAATTTATCGCATAACTTCTGTAAAATCAACGTGTTATTGTTCAACGCTTCGGTTACGCTATTCATCTCTTCTTTGTGTGCATCCTTTTCTTTTAGCATGTACCAAAACATAGCTCCGCACATTACAATAGGAAAACCAAGTGTTGAAATTGCTGTAGTTACTGCGTTTACATCCATTGCCTTAATCACCCCTCTTTCTTATTTAATTATATCATATTATATTCAACTTGTCAATAGGCAATATGTCTATTAATAGACATAATGTATAGATAATAGACACCGTGTCTATTAAAATACACACTGTTTAATAATTGACACTTTGTCTGATTTATGCTATAATATAAAAGAGGTGATAAAATGAGTTATTATGACGGTACAAAACTATTGAGTTTGTTAGACCTTAACAATAAAAGACCTGAGATATACATGGTAACTAGTAATAGAACGGGTGGAAAAACCACTTATTTCGGTAAACTGGTTGTTAATAAATTTTTATCTAAGGGTGAAAAGTTTGGTCTATTATATAGATATGATTATGAGCTTAGTGGCGTAGCTGAGAAATTTTTTAAAGATATTAAGGAATTATTTTTTCCTGAATATGAAATGACAAGTAAGCCAATGATGCATGGAAAATTTCATGAATTGTTTTTGAACGGTGTTTCTTGTGGTTATGCAATGGCACTTAATAATGCGGATGCTGTTAAAAAGAACTCACATATGTTTAGTGACATCAGCTGTCTTATTTTTGACGAATTTCAGAGTGAAACAAACCGATATTGCTCAAATGAAGTGAAAAAATTTATTTCAATTCACACCTCTATTGCACGTGGTCAAGGAAAACAAGTTCGTTATGTACCGGTTTACATGATGGCAAACCCCGTTTCATTAATTAATCCGTATTACACAGCCATGAAGATTTCAAACAGACTTAAATCTGACACGAAATTCTTAAGAGGTGATGGCTTCGTACTAGAGCAAGGTTACAACGAAAGTGCAAGTAAAGCGCAGACAGAAAGTGGTTTTAACCGTGCATTTATCACGGATGACTATGTTGCTTATTCTGCACAAGCTACTTACTTAAATGACAGTAATGCATTTATTGAAAAGCCAGTAGGGGAATGTACTTATGTTGCTACACTTAGATATCTAGGCAGAGAGTATGCTATTAAAGAGTATATGGACTTAGGTATTATTTACTGTGATGACAGGGCTGACAAGACCTATCCTTATAGAATCAGTATTACTACAGATGATCACAACGTCAACTATGTGATGTTAAAGAGCAATGACTTGTTCTTGTCTAATATGAGATACTTCTTTGAGCGTGGCTGTTTCCGTTTCAAAGATTTACAATGTAAAGAAGCTGTATTACAAGCTCTTAGTTATTAATGGTATCATCTATCGTCAGAAAGCGAAAAACATAGAAGCAGGGCGCACGGGTGAAAGATACCGCTGTTTCTATGGTCGGGGTTGCTCCCTTGTCGTAACAGGCTTTAGACCGCTTTCACCGATAGTCAATGATATAAATAAAAAGGTACCTTGTTTCTATTGAAACGTTGTACCTTTTTTTGTTTTTTACTTATCTAATTTTTTAATTCTACTTCTTTATTAAGTATTTTCTCTGACTTAAATTTTCTGTGCTTTTTTGCCTCCCTTGGTGCGTGTGGGTATGTCGGTTCATAGCATTTATAATTATAAAACGGGCATCCAACACAGCCTTGTGCATATCTACTTGCGCATGTATCAATAAGTTCTTTCAGTGTCGTTTTCATTCAGTTCTACCTCCTCGTTTGTATACAATACTTTTGCCAGTTCAGGTGAATTACCACATAGATTAACATATTCCTCAAAATAAGCCGGCATACATCCATCAATACTAACAATGCACTCTCCATTTTTACAGTATTTACATTTATGACAATAATCTGTTACTACACAATGTTTAACAATATCTTGTAATCTTACTTTCATATTTATTACCTCATTTCATAACTTGTTTCTACCAGTAACACTCCACCCCTCATTCTCTTAGGGCGTAGTTTGTCAGGTACTTTCAATCCTATCTTAAAATCTGATAAATCACGTTTAATAGGTATACCACCTTTAAATAAAAACTGTTTTTCCTCTTCTGACCATTCTTTGTGTGACCCTGTTCTTGGCTCTGTATAGCCATTTATATCAGCATTGCCTTGCATAGATAGTACAAAAAGATTCTTGCACTTGTTTGGCATTCCGGCGCATTTCACATCATAAAACGGTTCTTCTATTGGCTCTCTGTTTTCATGTGTTACGTGTTCGATATACGTTTTCTGTCTTGTAAATGTAGCAATATCCCAACACGACTCAAGTGACCATGAGTTGAATTCTGTCGGGTGTTCTCTTATGCCCTCTATTTCATCGGGTAATAAATCGCAATGGATAGAATCAGTATCGGCATAGATAAATCCTCTTTCATTTACACCATGATAATTCTTTTGTGCTGCCCTAATTGTAAACTCTCTTGCATATGACGTAATTGCAGAGCCACAAGGGATGTAACCGGCTTTCTTGTTGCTCTCTTCCTGTCGTATAAAACCCAGTGATTCATCCTCTTTCACGTATGCGATCTTAAATGAACTGTCTTTAGATGATGCTTGTTTTCCGTAAAGATTATTAAGAAACAACTTTGCAAGAGTACGTTGTGCACCCTTGCTTTTCTTCTTAATCTCTGCGTACTTGTTGATATATTCGTCATAGATTCCTTTCATTGAATAGAACCATACGCCGTCTATAATCTCAAAATCATATAAATCATAATGCTCTAACATCAAATAATAATCAGTACAAGTAACAACCATTTCTACAATAGCTTCGTGTCTATTGTTTCCACTGTCATAATAGTATGGAAAGTATTTATCGTACTTCTTACTGTACACATCACTTGTTTCTAGCATTTCTGTACCACGATAGAGCGGAGAACCTTTAATTTGAATGAATGGCAAGTAACCTTGTTTCACGTGAAACCTTGTTCGAATACGTAAGAAAAAATATCTTGGTTTACCCCAGGGGTCTTTCTTAAGTGCATCCTCGTGAATGTAATTACCACTCCAATAATGCGGCTTTCCTACCGGATAAACGTTACCACTATCAGAGTGCATCATAGATGGGTATAGACTGTTAACATCTGCTGTTGTCCCATAATGATATATTTTATTTTCTTTCCCTCTTACAAGGTAACACCACCCACCCCGGTAGGACTTGCGGATGTAATCACCAAAGGTTGGATATTTTGTTATTCCTGTCTCTATCTTATAAATATCAGGAAATAACTGTGCGTAATCTGTCTTGTCATAGCCTTTTTTGAACTCTTCCAAACAACATGAACCGATAGTAGATTTGTCATGTCCCTGTTCTAGCATGATTTCAAGTGCTTCTTTTACTACAAGAACGTCATTTGCAATATACTCTCGTTCCTTTTCAGTGATCTCGCATCCAGCATATCTGTAACCCGTGTATTCCATATCTAGCTTTTTATGTTTCGTTGCAAACGATTTTCCGATAACTTCCACAGAAAATGGTAAGAGTTTCAAAGAGTCACGGAATTCCAGTAACTTATTGTTTGGTAATTTCTGTGTAATGGAATACCACATGCCCTTATCGGATATACTATAGCGTACTTCATTTGTAAACATTTCCTTGTTCTTTTTCCATGAGTAAACACCGTTATCGTTGTTTAAAGCTTGTGGGTATTTCTTCTGCGCTAGTAAATAGTCAAGAATGAATGCACCATCAAATTTTAGGTTATGGAAAAAAGCTATGATGTTTGTGTCTAACGCACGAAAGTATGTAAACATATCTTCTATTCGATGTAGAATTGTGACGTTCTCTGTGAATAGTTCAACAATGGCAACTGCCCATACTTCTGTATGGTCTTGGTTGGCATATACAGTAGTCTCAAAGTCGCACATGAACATTCTTGTTGTACGTTTACTATTCATAGGTATTGTCCTCAATATCCCATGAATAAAGTGATTCTTGTTCATTATTTAAAGCATCACGTTCTACAACAGATAACGTTCTACCGCTAATAATTTCTCCAATAGCCTCCAATGATGAAGCAACGTTAACACCTTTTGAATCAGTTAAAACTACTTCCAAGTGTAATTTGATTGTATCCCAGTTATTGGCAAGACGCTCTCCTACAACTATTTCACCATCTTTATCTATGGTACTACGATATAATTCTAATAAAGCAGACTGCGCTTCTTGTGCCATTTCTATATTGGCTCTTTTTCTTCTATTACCGTATATTGTTTCTGTTGGTACTGGAGTAGTTATTCGTATTAAAAAATCATCAACAAAATGCTGATTAGAAATATCTCCTAACTGTGGCTGTCTTAAATGTAATTCGTCTTTTAAGTCATGCGTAGTTGGTGTTTTATCAGTAGACCAAAATTCCCGTGCCGATTGCTTATTACGTTTCCTCGTGACTGCACCACGTTTAGCACGCTCGGATGCTAATTCATGTTTAAGTTCCCCAACTGTCGAAATTTCACCTGTTTCTGTTGAATAGGCTGCCTGTTTTGCTAGATTCTTAATATCAGTTTTTAACTGTCTTGTTATCTTTGCTAAGTCTCTTCCTTGGATCCCCCATTTACGTAACTGGGATTCTGTTTGATAGACGTTCGCACCACGTAATTCAATATTCTGTTTTCTTAAAGCTGATACTTTGCGCTGATATTGCTTGTAGTACTGAGTGTACTTTGATTTGCTCTTTTTCAATTTTATCACACCTCTCACATTTTAGATTAAAAATAGGGTAGGCGTTCTGCCCACCCATTATATTTTAGGAAAGAAAAAATTCTACGATAAAACTTTACTTATTTTACTGAATTTATATCAAGACCACAGTCAACAAATGGTCTACCTGCTTTCGTCACACCGCTACATTTTACAATGCTGTACGGTTTGCCATGCATCAGTTCATGAATTGACTTCAAAGAACTCTTGAAAGTTTCGGACTGTGTTGAATATACTTTTCCATCAACTGTAATAATTGAAAGTAAGTCCGCTTCTGTTCCGTCATTCTTAATGTCTTTGTACTCAAGGTATGCATCTACTGGAATAGACTCACCGTCTACCACATCTTTCATGGAAATAATTCCTGCGTCCATTGTCATAAGATACTGCTCTACCTCTGTAAGTTCTCTGCTTGTTTTTGTGATTGTAATTTTGCTCATTGTTTTTTCTCCTTTTTGATTCTACTTAATCTTCTGCTTCATCTGCGTCTTCTTTTTTGCCCCTTGACGGTAATACCTCTGCCATTTCCATGAACTTCTGTTCATCCATTCCATAGAGTGTCTCAACAACTTCTTTTGAAACGATTGACACTGGTTTAAGTGTTGCTGTCTCTACTTCTTTAGTAACAGCTTTCATAAGTTTTTTCTCATCAGAGTAAACTCCTGCGATTGTTACCTCATAGTTATCAACTTTAGCTGTTTCTGTGTCTACACACATTACAATAACTTTAGTTGATGAAATAGTTCTTGTTACTTTTCTTACTCTTGACATTTTTACATTTTCACCTCTTTCTTTTTTGCTTTTGTGCTTGCCAGGCTGCTGAATGTACGGCTTCTTTCAAAACCGAATCAGATAAAAGGAATCGAACCTTTACACATTGCCACCGTTTTTTTTCGCCTACATGGGTGTCGGAATATCTGTTATTTTTTGTGAGTGGACGGTGATGTAAACACCGCCCTATATGGTGTGGTATTTGCAAGTTGGATAATACTTATCTTCCTTACATTATTAAGTATATCAGATATAACTTGAAATGTCAAGTAGTTTTTAATAATTTTTATTCTCCTTTTTACAGTGTTTCATCTTCGAACCGCCCACTGGACTCTTCTTGAAATGCTTGGCAACGTGAAACAATTTTTAACTGTGTAATAATAAATGCTATTACTAATTTACGGCATTGGAACAAAAATACCTATTGTAATTCCAATCAAGTAAAATGTTCCGTATATCAATACTGTTAATGCTCTGTCTCTTATACACATCTGACGCTGCCGACGACTTAATAGGTGTAGAT